CTACATACGTATAAAATTAAAATGAATTTCATCCTATATTATCCTAGCTTATTATTTACTTGCATATCCCATTAAAATGTTTATATATATAATACAACAACACTAACAAAGAGGAGGCCTTATGGCAACAACAATGAAATGTGATTCGCAAGTGTTTAAGGATTGGAGTGCAAAGATAGATAATATCTTATCGCAACTACCTAAGACTGACATGAGTGGAGAACCTTTAGAGTACCAGGATGATGCATATCAAGAAGTTTTAAAAATGTTAGAGCAGTGTTGTATGCTCTTTGAAGATATGCCTATCTATCCAATCAACGAAAGTATCGCAAACAAACTAATACAAGATCAACAAAGAGGTGCCGATGAAAGACCTCATATTTAGTATGATGTTTATTGCATTACTAATACTTATCCCTGCAAAAGTTTTATTATTTATTTTTGCATCATTGGGATATTTAATACTTAACTAACCAAGAGGAGAAGATATGAACAAAGCGATCGTTAATAAATTTTTTGAAACTACGGATTATACGAAGTTCAAAAAAACTAGAGGCAACAGACCAGTAGATCCTGCTCACGTAGAGCAGTTAAAGAAGTTAATTTCTGATAAGGATTTATTTGATCCAATCAGAGTTAATAAAGATATGGAAGTCATAGACGGCCAACATACATTAGAAGCTAGAAAACAACTGGATCTAAAAGTTCCATATATTATTATGGATAGCAAAGATCCTTTAGATGTAGCGAGACTAAACACAGGACGTAAGAATTGGTCTATGATGAATTACTTGGACCAACACTGTGCTAGAAATAAAATGGATTATAAAATCTGTAAACTTAAGATGAACCTGTATGGTATGAATGTTTCAGAAGTTATAGTCTTACTTTTAAAACTAGCGAGTCTTTGGAATAGAATATCAACTGATTTTAAAACAGGAACGTTTATAATTCCTGCGGGAGGTATTGAAAACTGTGATCGAATTGGATCCCAACTGATGCATTTAAAAAAATACTTTGCGGGAATGGATGATAGCTCTAAAAGATTAAAGAGATCTATGGTCTACGCTTATATTATTGCTGACAAACATCCTAGGTGGGATTTCCCAAGGTTTAAAACTGCTTGTAAACAAAGATCAAGTTGGTTACTTTCTGGTACTTCTACTGCGGACTATGTTGAGATATTTGAAAGAATATTTAATGCAGGACGAGTACAATCCAAAAAAATTAATTTGGTTGAGTTTTTTAAAACTAAAGAGTACCAAGATAAATAGGAGAAACAATGGACGTAAACAAATGGAAGTCAATTGCAGTGGATATTGAATCCTACACAATCATTAGGGCTATGGGGGCAAATGGCCTTAGAAATCCTGGTAACATGATTAAGAAAATGGTTAGTGATTCAATTAAAAAAATTGCTAAAAAAGAAGGTGTTGCAGAACCTACAATGAAAGAGAATTTACTTAGCCAAGGAAAGAAACTCTTGAAGTAAGTAATAAAACTGTAATATAAGTTTGAAAAGGGCCGGGAGACTGGCCCTTTTTTTTTACTTGCAATCAAAATTAAAATACGTATTAATATAAATGTATTCCTAAGCCTAAATGAAATAAGTGGGGCTTTCAAAACACTTTATTTCCATCTAACAACGAAACTCAAATTTAACTTTAAAACAAAAAGGATATTTTGTGGGTGAAAAAGCTATGAAAAGTAGTGAAGAAGCATTGAACCATGCGTTGGATAAGCTTGTTATGGTCTGTCCAAATAAAAAAACGTATGATGAGTTAACAAGTTTAATGTTTCAGTTGTATTGTGGAAATGACTTTGGTTTAGGAAATTTTAGTCTTTCTTTCCTCGAGAAAATTGAGGATAGATGGCGATCAGGAAGAAAAGCTGCGGCTTCGGCCAAGGGCATCAGACTGGTTGTTAAAAATGCTTAACCACGGTGTTAGATCACACAATCCATATCTTTTCCCACACTGTGGTTATGCAAATGAGTGCCAAAGAAACTGATAGATTAATAAAACAAAGTAAAATCTTAATGAGTTTTATGTCTGGGGAAGAGAAGATGTATTACCTAGAACGAATGTGGGATCTTTACTTTGAGGTCTATGAAAAAAGGGATTGGCGAAAATCAGCATTTAATACACGAAAAAAATATTCTCCAATAACGGAGAAAAAAGCTTATGAGTTGCTCGCCAGCCTTGTTAAAATTTTTGGGCATTAAATTGTCCACGGAACTTTTGAATGCTAAAGAATACCCTGAACAGAGATTGTTCCAGGCTATCCTGGTGCAGGCGTTAGAGGATGCTGTGAACCCTTCGGGATTTAAAAAAGATACTTATTACAAGTACGATAGTCATGTGTGGTTTATAGATAACGGAGAAGAGTTTAAAGACATCTGTTGGGGTGCTGACATGGATCCTGATTTTGTAAGAGGTGAATATTTAAAGTTAGTGGACAGTACAAAAATTTATTTTACTAAGTTACAGTTGTCCTGGATTCGGTATCGAGAGTTATATAGAAAGTATAGGGCGGCTACTACTAAGGAGTCACGAAGATATATTAAGACTTTGATTGTTAAGGAAAATTTAAAAAAATTAAGTGATTGAGTCTCTGGAGGCTATAACAGAGAGCAATCTAAAAGACCCCCAGAAACAAGTGTAATATATAATAGAATAATGGCCACCGGACAACGGATAATGTGTGCAACGTACTGTTGTATAAATACCACAAAATTTCTACTATATAGATTCTCCTATGTAATGGAAAAAATAAAGTGCTCAGAGGGTAAAAGAGGTGTATCTGGTGTATCTAATCGACTATTAATCAATAACACCAAGGGTTATAATCAATTTTAGTGGTGTATCTATGGTGTATCTATGGTGTATCTATGGTGTATCTATTAAGGTATTCTTCCTGGAACGCAAACAGTTGGTTGTAGGGAACTAGTCATTACCTTGTATAATCTATATAGTAGAAAATTATGTATAAAAAGTTATTACTGCTTAAAAAGGGTATTGATGTAATTAGAGGTACAAGTAAATTAAAAGACTTTCCATCTGATGCAAGTAATAAACTTAATAAAAAATACCAGGGAAGATATTTCTTTGAAAGAGCTAAAACAAAAAAGGCAGATAAAGGTAGGGTTGAAGCTGCTAAAAGTTTTGCCGTAACCAACACTGACCCAACGGCAACCTGGGGAGTTAAGACTGTTCCTAAGAAAGATAGATTAATGTTAAGAGGTACACTAACAGCTAGAGAAACTGCTGTTGGTAGAAGATTGTTTTCTAGATTTGCACCTAAAAGAAATCCGTTTTCCTCTCCATCACAAAGGCAGGGAAGACTCGGTAGAATTATTGTACCTAAGAGTGCATTAAAGAGGTTGAAAGTTGATAGAAAATTAACTAGAGAAGTAAGAAAAGAAAATAATGGAGGTATAGTTTAATTATGTATAAAAAAATGTTATTAGGCGGGTTTATAAAAGGCGTTGTGGGTAAGGTGATTAAAGATGCTTACAAAGAATATATTAAACAAGGTGGTAGAAAAACAGCTGACATTGTTAAACAAGGACACAATAGTAAAATTACTAGATCTCAAGCTAAAACAGATATTAAGTCTGAACTACAGAGAAAAATAGGTAGTGAAAAAACACTCACTTCTATTCAGATAGATAACCTTAAAAATAAAACTGGATTTAATAATACAGATAGAAGAAATCTTTTGAAAAAAAGAAAACAACTTTTAAAAGAAACTATTAATAAATTAAAATAATATGCCTGCTGGACTTAAGAAAAAAGAGTTACGAACTGAACTTGATTTAACTCCTAAACAAAAAATGTTTGTGGAAATATATGTTGCAGATTGGGGATCAATTACTCAAGCTGAAGCATTAAAACGTGCGGGTTATGTTTGCACTAATGAGAAAGATTATGGCTCTGTTGCATCCAGAATGTTATCTAGAAAATTACATCCCCATATTGCAAAATACTTTGATAAATTATTTGAGAGAGAAGTTAAAAAATACGAAGGTGACAACCTAAGACGTTATAAAAGGTTAGAAAGAATTGCTGACAAGGCAGAGAAAGAAAAACAATTCGCTGCTGCTATTAATGCTGAGTATAGATCTGGTCAATTGGCCGGAGCTTACATAGATAAAAAAGAAATAACTGTCAGTGGTTTGGAGGGTATGTCACGTGAACAACTTGAAAAAAAATTGGAAGAACTGTCCATCAAAATCGATGGCCACAACGCCAAGACGATTGAAGTTAAGTCCGAAGACGTTACAACAATTGAAGAAGGCTAGTTGGTCGGAGTGGTTAGATGCTTTTAATCAAGTACATAACTCAACCCTCACTACTTCAGTTGGAACTATAAAAGTAAAGATAGATGACTAAAAAACTTAAAACTTCAAAGTTAAAGTTTAACTTTAGACAATTAGGTAATGACATCGCTGTCTATCCATTTGTAGAAGTTAGGTGGCAAGATATTGAAGGTGATGCTGGTTGGAGTGATATTAAGTCCTTGCAAAAAGAAGAACTTCCCATATGTGTTTCAAAAGGTTATTTACTTAGCCAGGAAAAAGGTATTACAAGATTATTTAGTGATTATATTGAATCAAAAAATAAACCTACGTTTGATAATATTGGAAATACCACTATCATTCCTACCTCAGTTATTATATCAATTAGAAGAATTAAAACTTAAATACTGATTAGATTATGAGCTCTAAAAATAATGAAGCAAGACTTTGGCAGAAGGTTAAGAAAGGATTAACGGATTGCTTTCTAACCCGCATAGAATCTAGCACTATCAATGGAATTCCTGACATTCATGTAGTACATAAACAAGAAGTATTTTGGATAGAATTAAAATCAGATTTGTTAAGTTATCCAGCACTAAATAAATGGCAGATTGTGTGGATCAATAAGTATGTGAAAGCAGGTGGTAAAGTAATTATCCTAAAAGAGAACTTGGGTAAGACCCCCTTGCAGAGTGTCTTAGAACTGTACAGACCGGTGTCACTGTTCACTGAACCTCGTTCACTGGTCCCTCGTTTCTCGTTCAAGGCCCCCTACAACTGGACCACGGTCCAGCAGCAGGTGCTCCGGGAGCTGGGATCCAGTCCTGAGGCAGCGTAGCTCTCGTTCTCGTCCTCTGGCCACCAATTTTTTCCTCTTTGTTAGGTTGGTGGCCTGGGGACCAGCATCCTGAGCTGAGTAAG